CAGCTTCAACGGCTTCAACAGCCATTGTTAGAATTAACAAGTCTTGATTATAAAGATATCAAAATAGATGATTTCAATGCAGTAGTTTATTTAGACCCGCCATATTGGAATACAGATTGTGATGCATACAATGGCATTGATTTTAGCGAGTTTTGTGATTGGATTAATAATGTAAACGCAAAAGCAATTTATATATCGCATTATAGAGATAAAATGTTAGATGATAAATTTGGATTACCACATGCTGTAAAACGTAACGCTAAAAGCACATTGCAATCTGGCACATTTAAAAAGTTAATTACGCCATATGAGGCAGTATATAAGATAAATAAATAAGATATTAATGTCGTAAATTTAAAATTTTATAAAAAGGTGTGATATTATTCAAGTAATAGAAAAGTCCATCAAAGATTTAAAACCTTATTCCAAGAACGCAAAGAAACATCCTGACGAACAGATAACCAGAGTTGCCAATAGTATAAAATCATTTGGATGGCAACAGGCGCTAGTTATTTCAAATGATAAAAGACGGGATAATTGCGTCCCTATGATATTGGATGAGTCTGTAAAAAAGAGGTGATTATATATTGGCTAAAGTAGGTAGACCCCAAAAGGGAATAGACCAAAAACAATTCGAGGGATGATTTGAATTGCCAAATATTATGAATGTAATAAAGGTAGAGAAATAACAAAATGAAAAATAAGGGCGGTAGACCGCATAAGGAAATAGATAAAAATATTTTTGAAACAATGTGCTCATTGCAATGTACAGTTTTAGAATTTGAATCCGAATTGGGATGTTGCTATGATACATTAGATGATTGGTGCAAAAGAACCTATACTGACGAATTTGGCGTACCAATGGGTTTTTCGAATGTATTTGACAAAAAGAAACAACGGGGAAAGATTTCATTAAGGCGAGCGGGTTTTCAGCTTGCACAATCAAATCCGGCTGTATGGATTTTTCATGCAAAAAATTTTTTAGGTATGAAAGATATTCAAGAGGTAGAATATTCCAAGAAAACGTCGGAAACTATAGATGCTGTAGAAGCGTATATTAATGATAATGGCAATGATGAAACTAACGAAACCGCAGATTAGTTACTTGAATTTATGTAAAGACAATCCACGCCAAATAGGTGTATGGTGTGGGTTTGACAAACTGACTGTTTTGCATAACAGTTGGATAAAAGAATTTACATTCGGCAAGTCAGACTATACATTGCAAGCCCACAGAGGTAGTTATAAAACGACTTGTCTTTCTATTGCCATTGCATTACGTATCATACTATACCCAAGGCATAACATTATATTCTTACGTAAGACTGATGCTGACGTAGTAGAGGTCATCAATCAGGTTAAGAAAATATTAACAAGTGAAGTTATTCAGCATATTGTATCTAAACTATATGAACGCAAGTTGATACTAACAAAATCTAACCAGAATGAAATCAGTACGAATTTAGTTACACATGTTCGGGGTGCGGTTCAACTATTGGGCATTGGCGTAGGCGGTAGTTTGACTGGTAAACATGCGGATATTGTTTATACGGATGATATAATCAATATGCGTGATAGGATAAGCCCGGCAGAACGCAATCACACACGACAAGTATATTTTGAATTGCAGAATATAAAAAATCGCGGTGGGCGCATAGTTAATACGGGAACGTGTTGGCATAAGGAAGATGCGGCAACGTTAATGCCTAATAAAGTGAAGTGTACGTGTTTTGAATCTGGTTTGATGACAAGGGACGAAATAGAGGATATTCGTCAATCTATGACACCATCATTATTTGCGGCAAACTATGAGTTAAAATTTATAGCAACAGAGGACGCATTGTTCACAACGCCGCCAAGGTTTGAAGCTGACAAAACTAAGATATATAACGGAATTTGCCATATTGACGCGGCATATGGAGGTAAAGACGGGAGCGCATTCACTATAGCGCGTAAAATGGGCAATACTATATATGTGTTGGGTAAGATAAGAAAAACACATATTGATAATTGTTTAAATGAGTTTTTAAAAATTAAAGAACAGTATTTCGGGGGTAGTATATCTACTGAGGATAACGCTGATAAAGGTTATTTGGCAAAAGAGATACGTCGCCGGGGCGGATTTGCGAATGAGCCTTACCATGAATCCATGAATAAATATGTCAAGATAAGCACGTATTTAAAAAGAGCATGGAATAATATTATTTTTATGGAGGATACAGACCCGGAATATCTTAATGAGATTATGGATTATACGGAAAACGCGGAACACGATGATTGCGCGGACAGTGCATCCAGTTTAATCCGTATTATAGAGCGCGGCCCGTTAATGGTAACGTCAAACTTGAAAATATAGGAGGATTTACATGGCTAAAGGTAAAAAGAGCGGAGCAAAGGACTGCCGTTATGAAACTGATAAGGCAACTAAAAAGAAATGACAGATAAGCGTTCATTAACAGCGAAAGAAAGAGAAATTGCTAATAAGCGATTTGGTAAAACAGGGTGTAGTATTATGCATGATAAAGATGGTTATTTTGCCAAGACCCATAGGGCTAGAAGCGAATCATATGAATCACTGGATAAATTGCCCAAAAAAGTTGTAAAATTCATCGATTCAACATGTTAGGTGGTGATATAGCATTATCCAGATAGAGCGACAATTTTTTGATAGTATAACGCCAGAAAAGGTAACAATGTTGTTGCGATACGCTGAACCTTATTGGAGATTTAGAAGAGAATTATATAATCGCTTCCGCCGCAAGGATGTTCCGTATATATTAATGAGCGCGAAAGATGAACATGTGCCAGTTCCGTTTGAATATTATATAACTCATATGGTTCAAGGCTATTTATCTGGCAAAGCGCCGACATATACGGTTATGGAAGGAGATACATCAGAAAATTTCCAACAGGAAATAGACTATATCCGTAGATACAACGATGACGGTTCTGTATTCGCTGAGTTAATCCATAATTATATAACAACCGGAGCGGCATATTTATATGTCATGGAAAGCGAAGATAACGAGATAACTTATGCATGGATGGATAGCTTAAATAGCATTTGTGTATATGATTTTGGTACGCCACCTTATCCGATTGCATTTCTTAGGAGAAGTGAAGAATTGGATCTTGATGGTGTAACAGTTATTATTAAACTTGAAATAATAACAGACAGTGTTCGTAGAATATTTACTGCTGATGGTATGCCGGTTGAATTTGTAGATTTTGATGATTCTGGTAACGAAACAACTATGCTTGAAAAGCATTTATTATGGGGTGACGTGCCGGTTACGCCATTCGAAAATCCGTCATCTATTGCTGTTTATGAACCTGTGTTAGGTTTAATAGATATGTATGAAAACATGATTACCAATTTGAAGAATATGACGCAATATAATGACGATGCAAAGTTGTTATTATTGAATTATAATCCTAATAATCCAATGTTCACAAATGTAATGGGCGCTGATGGCATGATGGTTGTGGATAGGTTTGGTAATCCCGCACGAGAGGTAAACCCGGCGTGGAAACAGGAAGAGAAAGAACTATTTGATGCAAAGGCTATATTTCTGCGAGAAGATGGTGACATTAAATGGTTGATAAAGCAGGTTGATTACAATGGGATTTTAGACGTATTGAAGAAATTAGAAGAATTAATAACTATGTTGTCGAATGTTCCCAATATGACAGATGCTAGTTTTTCAGGTAATGCGTCTGGAGTGGCGCTTGAGTTCAAAAATTATGGATTAAATCAGTATGCCGCTGTTGTGGATAGGATATTCAAAAAAGGTTATTTACGTTTGTGGGAACTAATTACAAGTAGAATTAACTTGAAGAAAAATACTGATTATGATTTCACACACATTATAATAGGTTTTCAACGAAATATACCTACAGATAAAAACGCACAGATGGAAAGAGCTATTAAAGCAAAAGACGGTGGATTATTATCGCTGAAATCAGCCATATCTAATTCTGGTATTGATGTGGATCCGTCCAGCGAAGTTATTAAGATTCAGGCAGATCAGATTAGACCGTCGAAACCAGAACAAATAATTGAACTGCGTAATAATCAGTTGATATCTGAGGAATATGCATTACAATTATTGTACGGTGAGGAAATAGGGATAGAAGAATCAGACAGGTTGACTGAGGAAAATTTATCTATGCCGAATGAACCAGTAATAAATGATTTGACGGGCCAAATACAACAGGATGCGCAAGGACAACAGCCTACAAATACACAACAAATACAGCCGTTAGTTGGTCAATCCATTCCTGCGCAATATATTGGTAGATAACAATGGCTATTGACATTGCAACAAAAATGACCGATGACCGCATGAGGGTATTGTCTAAGCGCTTGGAGGCAGTTTATAATGAAGCTCTGACGAAAGCGCTTGAAAACGAAAAAGAATGGATTGCAAAGTTAGCTTCATTACCTCCAGACGCGCCGGATGCAAAGCGCAAGGCATTTGCTAGAGAAGTGGTTAGACGGCAACGTCAGACCAATTTAATTGCATCTGAAATAGCGGATGCTGGACAGACGGCGGCTGATATTATTAGAGGTGAAATGACTGGCATATACACGCTTAATTATGATTATGCCGCTTATTCTATTAATAGGCAGTCTGGATTAGATTTAGACTGGAATATTTATAATCGTAATGAATTGGCAGTTTTAGTCAAGGGAAGTGAGGGCCCGTTTACTAAGCTTGCATATAAAAAGTTAGGACAGAATAAGCCAATAGTTCAGCGTTTACAAAACCAGTTGATGCAATCAGTAATGTTAGGAGAAAGTCAGCAGAAAGTAATTAGGCGCATACGTGATGTTACTGGACAAAGCTTTAGACAAGCGCGACGTGTAGCGCAAACTGAGAGGACAAGAATCCAATCGGAAGGTCGTTATATGGGTTATGAAGAAGCGGAAAGTCTTGGGATATCTATGCAAAGTCAGTGGATGGCTAGGCTTGTTCGTACACGCGAACAGCATGAATTGACGCATCTACAAATAGTTGATGTGGGTGAGGAATTTGCGAATGGACTAAAGTTTCCGGGTGATCAAAATGGTAGTGGTTCTACAGCGGCTAATCTCATAAATTGTTTTTGCGTTAGTAAGCCTATGGTTCAATCAGTTAGTCCTGCATTACAAGCACATAGAGCGTGGGCGCAATCTAAATCATTTGAACGCTATTGTCTGGAAGTTGAAGCCAAGAGAGCAAAAGGTATTGCAAAGGCTATGCAAAATGAGTAGTGTAATAATAGTTAATTATAAAGTAGAAGTATTAAATAGATTTAAAGGTAATAAGCATAAAGCACTAGTTGCTATTGGAGAAGCCGCTGTAGAAAAAACAGTTGACTACATGGAAAATAAATATGGACGGCCAATACGTATAACCGGAGATTTAATGCGCTCAATAACATCAGCGCCGGAATATCCTATTGAAAATTATGTTGCTATAGGTACAAATATGGAATATGGCCCGTGGGTTCACGACGGAACTAGTCGTATGAAAGAGCGTCCATTTTTACGTGATGCCATTGTAGATGGTGCTAAGATTTGGCAAGAGTTAACAGAAATATATTTATCAGATGGATTTAGTTAATGGATAAATTATTCAAATATCCAACATCACCAGAATCAGCATACGAAACAATAGCCAAACGATTAAAGGAAGATTCAAATCCTCGTAAGAATGTAGAATCATTTGTGACCGCCGAAATGGATGAATGGGCTAATCGTCTATATTATGAGACGTTTGGGAAAAACGCTATTGATAAATCAGAAAATCCACAAACTACAGCTATTGAGAATGAATGCTGGAGGATATTGGCTGATTTGTGGAATTGTCCAGATGTTGATAATGCAATAGGATGTTCAACTATTGGTTCTTCCGAGGCGTGTATGATGGCTGGTTTAGCTATGAAACGTCGTTGGGAAGAAAATGGTGGCAAGGGAAAGCCTAACATTATAATTTCAAGCGCGACGCATGTTTGTTGGCAAAAATTTTGTAATTATTTTGATGTGGAACCGCGTTGCGCACCAATACTTGAACATCATAAAGTTTTAGATGGCTATGGAGTATTGCCATTGATAGATAAAAACACGATTGGTGTTGTTGCCATACTAGGAATCACATATACAGGTCAATTTGATGATATTTTAAATATATCGCAAATGCTTAATGCTATTAGTATACGTGCAGGAATAGATGTTTCTATCCATATTGATGCGGCTAGTGGAGGTATGATTTCTCCTTTCTTGCATCCTGATCTGTTGTGGGATTTCCGCTTGAGGAATGTTGTTTCGATAAATACATCAGGTCATAAATACGGACTTGTATATCCGGGATTGGGATGGATTATATGGAGACATAAAGATTATCTACCAGATAGTTTAATTCATTACGTGGATTACTTGGGTGGACATATGCCTACATGGACATTGAATTTCTCAAGACCTGGATCGCAAATATTACTTCAATATTGGGCATTTTTACGCTATGGATTTGAAGGGTTTAAAGTTGTGCAGGAACGTTCATTAAGTTTAGCTAAATATTTAGCATCAGAAATAGAAAGGATGAATATTTTTCAATTATGGGCAGATCAGATTAATATTCCTGTATTTGCTTGGAAATTAAATCCAAAATATTCCTTTACATTATACGAATTATCTGATAAGATGTTAAATAAAGGTTGGATGCTACCGGCATATCAGTTACCATATAATATGCAGGATATAACGGTACAACGTATTGCTGTCAGAAATGATATGACGTTAGATACGGCAAACGAATTTTTAGAGGATTTGCAATCATCAATTAATGAATTAAATTAATATAACATGCACTTGAACGGCTGAGTACGTCAAGGGCAAAAGGAGAATGTTTGTATAATGGCAGACGAATTAAATGTTGAAAATGCCGAACAAATTATCACAGAACCGAATAATATAGAAACAAAGGGCGTTACTGATAGGACGTTGGACTATGAGGAATTGCTAAAAAACGACAAAAAGTTGCAAGCGTTAATTGATAAGAAAGTTACACAGGCCGCACAGACGGCTAGGGAAAAAGAAGCCGAGCGTCAGCGCATACTTGCGGATACACGAATTAGCGAAGAAGCTAAGTTTAAAGCAATGAGCAAGGATGAACAGATTAACGCACTAGCCAGAAAGCTGGAAGAAGCACAACAGCGTTATGAGCGTGATAAAGCCGCCGATGGTTTAAAAAATCAAGTTGTGGACGCATTTGTTAATAAAGGTATTCCCAAAGTTTTTGCTGATATATTCAAATATCATGATATGACGGCGGAAGAAGCCAAGAATATCATTGATGTATTTTCTCAACTGGAATACTATCCAGCTGGTGAGCTTGAACGTCGGACGGCTAAAGCATTAGATGATAGATTGAAGCAAAAGCAATCTGAAAATAAAATGGTTACTGGCAATACTGACTGGCAACAGCAGTATGATGCCGCAATGAAAAATAGGAATACACTGGAGGCATTGCGTATTAAACGTGAAGCGTATGCTAAAGGTGTAATAGTAGGATAATATAAATAAAAAGGAAGTATTTATATGGCAATAGTTACTGGGGTGGGGACGAGCTGGTCGCTCCCGAATTACAGCGGTGAGCTTTTTACAGCTGATCCAGTTCAAACACCGTTACTTTCAATGATCGGTGGGTTAACTGGTGGCATGATTACAAGAGCGTATGAATTTGTAACCGCTCAATTATTCAATCATCCTGCCGTGACACAGCCTAATATATCGGAAGATGATTCTATTATAGCGCCGCCGCCAGCACATATTGTGCGTGAGCAAGTTACTAATGTGGTGCAAATACATCACGAAACAATAGACTTAACATATGTTAAGTTGGCTAATAGCGGATTAATGAGCGGAGTTAATATTGCAGGACAACAGGCAAATCCGCCGAATGAATTTGACTGGCAGTTGCAACAGAAACTTGTTAAAATTGCGAGGGATATTGAATGGAGTTTTATTGCTGGACAGTTCCAGAGGGCAACATCGTCCGGTGTGGCCAATATGACACGCGGTATGTTGGAAGTTACTCAACTGCCGGGTGGATCTCATATCGATGCCGCTGGCGCTCCGCTTGATAAGGATATGCTAAATACGCTCTTTAGGACAATGGCCGACGGCGGAGCAATGTTCCAAAATCCGGTTATGTTTGTTGGTGCGTATTTAAAACAAAAAATAACTGAAATTTATAATCTGGTTGTGGGTTTTGCATTGCCGCCCACGCGCAACATTGGTGGATTAAACATTCAGGAAATTGAATTTGATTTCGGTCGAATGGGAATTGTCTGGAGTAGATTCATGCCGCCAGATGCGCTTCTTGTGGCTGATGTTTCTTATATGGCTCCGGTATTTCAGGAAGTTCCGGGCAAAGGTATCCTTTTCACCGAGCCGCTTGCCAAAATTGGCGCAAGTGAAAGAGAACAGTTGTTTACGCAAGTGGGATTGGATTCTGGCCCCAGCTTTTTACACGGCTCAATAACTGGAATTTTAAATCCTGATGCAAATGGAAATGGAAATGGGAACGGGACGGTCTAATATGGCAGATTTGGTTTGGGATGCAAAGCTAAAAAAGGCGATTCCGAGGGAAAAAACAAGAATAAATCAATCATTGGAACGTCAAGTAATAGCCAATGAATTAATTAAACCAGTAGAACAAACATTATCATCAATGCCCAAAAAAACAAAGAAAAGCGGCGGTTGATTGTGGCCAATGGTGCAGTCAACCGCCCGCGTAGGGCAAATATCCAGCCAACAACGCGTTATATATACATTCAGCGTGGAGAATATAAACCGCCTGAACCACCGATTTTTTTGTTTTGTGTAAATGAATTGCCAATACAGGCAAACGCTCAGTATTTATGGTTGGATAGTGCAATATGGGATGATAATAATTTCTGGATTGATGGATAAAGGGAGTGCTAAGTATGGCACAACAAACAGTTGATAATTTAGATACTGGTCTGTCGGCCAGAAATAAAATAAATGAAAATTTTACAGAATTATACACCAATACCAGCACAGCATTGCAACCTGCTGATTTGCAGGCTCATAATACATCAATTATAGCACATGATGACATACGACAGTTAATAGTTAGTAATACGGCAAAAATCGCCAAGCTTGAAAGCATGGGGGACTTTATTGGTGTTTTTGATACGTTTGCAGAAGTTCCTATTGATGTTTCTGGTTTCATTGCCGCCTCGGTTAATGATTTTGTGATAGTTCGCGTTGATGAAAATCAAAATGATGAACCTACAATGTATATGATTTCTGCTATTAATGGTACTACTATTGTATGGGAATATATCTTGACGTTTGCAACTGATATAACTGGTATGTTGCCATTGAGCGGAGGAACTATGCTTGGCACATTAATTGCTCAATCGAATATAAATTATTCAGTTGCGCAAGTGTGTAATATTATAATATCAGATATAGATTTGCAAGTAGGAGTTTCTGCATTGCCAAATGGAATGGTATATCTTGTTTATGAACCGGCGGTGTAAATATGGCGCGGACGGCTTATTCAGGAATTAATGGCATTGCGAATAAGATAAAAAGCATTTATACTGGTATTGGCGGATTGGCTAATAAATGTTTACGCGGATATGTTGGTATTAATGGGATTGCACAATTATTTTGGTCTTCATTTGCTTGTATAAAAGGTGCTGTTGGTTTAATTGCGTCAGCATTTGCTGAGAATTTAGAATCAGGAGAAATGCTAGATGTAATAGTTATAAATACTACGCAAGATCCATTAAACATAACACGTACAGGTAAGAATTTATTAAATAAATCAAATGTATTATTAAATTTGGCGATGCTGTCTATCACAACGCATTGGATAACTTCTGCTGGTTCACGTGTGGCATGGATTAAATGTTATCCTAATATATATTATACAGTTTCGAAAATTGCTAGTTATAGATTTAGCGTGTCATTTTCAAATGTAATACCAGGGATTAATGTTCCCGTATTATTTGGAATAAGTAAAGCAGGTCAATTTGCTACAGTAATAACTGCCTTGTCTCCAGTGAATGCTAATTATTTAAATGTAGTATTTTGGAACACAGTAGATACAAGTGCTAATGTAGGTTTAACACCAGAACAAGTATTAAATTCTATACAAATAGAAATGGGATCTATTGCTACTCCATACGAACCGTATATTAGTAATACCTATTCTATTCCATTAATAGATGCGCAACGTGGTTTTAAGATTCCAGCATTACCGGGCGTAAATAATGTATGGTCTGATAACGGTACAACTGTTGTGGAGACTAATTGCCCTTATGAGCTACCATGCATAACCGGTGCTACTGATATGATTGCACAAGCATACGCTAATATGCCAGGGCGAAATTTGCCAATGGATATTAGTACGAAATTAATTGCTGTTCAGACTGGTTCTGGTACGCCGACACCAGAAAATATTAGAAATATAGTTGGTCGTAATAATATTGTTGTATCACGTACTGGAAAAAATATTTTTAATAAATCAAACATAATGAATATAACATGGACAAATACATCCCCGGCAAGATTTCTTGCTGGCAATGTAGTTACAGCGTATGCACGGTGTGCGCCCCAAATGACATATAAAGTATCTAGGATACCTGGCACAAGACCAAGTGTTGTTTTTAGTCAAAATAAACCTTCTATTGATGAAGCTGTATTGACTTATAATAATGTCGTACCTCCAACAATAGACGGTAAATGGGTAACGACCATAACAGCGCCAGCAAATGCATTTTATATTAGTGTATTTTTGTGGCAATCTGGAGATTCGTATCCGGAAGCTCAGTCATTAATAGATTCATTGCAAATTGAAGTTAGTCCAACAAATACTCCTTACGAATCATTTATTGGTGACGAGTATTCTGTATCACTTTTGCAACCGCTATATGGACTATCGGGGGCAGAGGATATTATTCAAAATAATGGAACTATCATACAAAATACAAAAATACTAGTATTAAATGGAAACGAAAATTGGACAACAAGCGCAGATCCAAATCAAATTAATACAATTTCAGTATATGCATCTGTTGCAGGGTTAAATATTAGCACTAGCATTGCAACAATATCAGATAAGTTTCAATTTTTATCGTCATATACAAGTGATGTTGAATTATTAAGACCTGCACCAATAAATAATGCTATTAATTTACGCGTACTTAGGAGCAGATTAGCAACAAATGATTTGGCTGGTGTTAAACTATGGTTGCAAAACAATAATGTTACATCATTGTGGAAAGTATTAACTCCAATAACGTTGTTAATTGCCCCATTTACAGTAAAATCATTACAAGGCATTAATAATGTATGGTCAGATGGTGGAGGACAGACAACCGTTGGAACGAATTGCCCATTTGTTGTAAGTGCAGGACTAACGACCGAACAATTGAAAACGATAATACAATCATTGCCAAAATCCAACGGTCAAATATTGCAGTTAGGATCTAATATTAACAAAATAACTGATGCAGATATTGCAATAGCGGTTGATAAAGGATGGGTTGTTGTATGATAGTTACTAATACAACTATAGTTATGAAAATTTTGACGCCCTCAATAGAAATAAACTGGTTGGCAAATGAAGAAAAGAATATATACACGCAAAAAGCTTATTTAGGCAAGAGTGCGAATACCAAAGGATGGGAAGAAATAACAGAGGAAGAAATGCAACGCAGACAAGCAGAAAAATACGCGATATTATATCCAGAAATAGAAGTTACGGAAGAAATAACAACGGAAGAAATCCCAGAGGAATAATATGGATGTAAATAGTACGATTATCAATTTTGATATTACTGATACATGCATAAGAAAAATAAGTCCAACAAATTGCGGTATTCCAATCGGTAGTAAAAATTATTTTTATGCAGGATTTAGATTTTCGGAACAATGGGAAGGGTTAAATCAGATCGCTGTTTTCAGAAGTGAACAAATACCGCAAATATGCGTTCAAATAATTGATAGTATGTGTCAGATACCCAATGAAATGTTGCAGATTGCAGGATCTGTTTATGTCTCTATATTCGCTGGAGACATGCGTTTGACAAATGAAGCTTCATTTGAAGTAGTCTCTGGAGGTTCTATTTGCGGTGATCCGCCAGAACCTCCAGAGCCAACAAATGTATATGTTCAAACGCCGGGCAATTCAACGCCATTTATTCGGGAATCATTTGGAGAATTTCAGTATTTTGCTAACGGGCAATGGAATACAGTGTCAGCCGCTGGTAATGGAAATCAGCCATTAAATGCTTATCGTCAAGAATTTGTAATACCCGAATGGCAACAATATTTGACCGATGTTCAAATTACTATACCAGAATCAATGCATGAACGTGGATTATTCGGTTCAGTATTAGAAATAATGCAAAATACAGGAACATATTTAGAAAACGTATTATGTACGTATCGCAGATTTCCTAATGGTGATATATCGTTAATAGCCAATATACCATTTGATGGACAATTAGCTATAGCATAGGAGGCTTAGATGCCCCTTACAAGTTTGAAAAGTCCGATAACATCAAATACATTAATAACTACAATTAATAATAATGATGCGTATCTGGATACCGATAAAATATCAATTTCAGCTAAAGGAACCGCCGGTGGGGTTGCATCCCTTGACGCGTCGAGCAATGTTATTCAAAATGCATTGACATCTACAAATGCGACAAATTCTACAACGGCGAATAATTATAATACAACGACTGGTACAATACAAAGCAAATTTACATCTATTGACACAATAATAGGAACATTAGCGACAGAATCTGATGTTGTTTTAGTGGCGCAAACGTTCCTTAATTTTCTAAAGAAATTTCAAACAATGAGCACGAACCCTTAATATAAGGAGGCTATTCAATGCCTTTAGTACCAATTCAAACGCCAATAACTCCCAATCAATTGTCGAAAAACATAAATGATAATAATACGTATCTGGATTCCACAAAGGCAAATGTAACAGATTTAGCTAACTATATACCATTATCGCATCAAGGACAGCCGAATGGCGTTGCTGTTCTTGATGCGTCTAGCAATGTAGTGCAGAACGCATTGACGGCAACAACGGCGCAAAACTACAATGCTACTATTGGTACAATTCAGAGTAAATTTGCATCGATAGATAGTAATGTAGCGGCTATTACAAATGGCACAACTGTTGTGGGTAAAGCTATAACATTAGAGCCAACGCCAGCGCCGGGAAATAATATGTTGTTTGGCACGTCTCCATCGGGCATTGTAGGATGGTATCCAATTCCTACGCCTGGAGGCCCAGGAGCGGCACCGGCACAGGAGCCTTTTACGCAGGGAGACGCGCGTTGGAGTGCGGCTGTAGCAGGTATATATACATTAACCGTTGCGCATAATGGAGCGTTAGAATGTACGGTCTATATGCTTGACGGTGCCGTATATACGCAAGTCATGGTTGACGTTTCAAGAGATAATATTAATTTTCTGGTTAAGGCAATGGCTACTTTTGCAGGGTATCTGGTGGTTGAATAATGGTTTTGTCAGGTAATATTATTCTGCCGATATGCCGTTATGTTAATAAATTTTTCGACGTTTGTTCAGAGCAAGGCGATTATATATTAAAAGACGGCAAAATAGAATTAAAGAATATCTACAGAGTAGATCAATATATTGCATTAACCGGAACAACAATAATAAATAATATTTACAAAATTATTGCGAGACGAGGCAATGTGTATACGCTTGCCAATGCAGATAACGATGAGGAATGGCATGGAATAATATACGGATTGCATATTCCACAAGATTTTTTACAGTTATGTGCTGATATTGATAAATTTAATCACAGCGCAGAAGGACAGCCTACAGCATATACCAGTGAAACAGTTTTAAACGTGCATAGTTGGAGTAAAGGAACCAACAAGGATGGTGTGCCTTTACAATGGCAGGATGTGTTTAAATCTAGATTGAATGCATTTAGAGTGATTCAGATGTCGATAAGGATATGATGCAATTAGTTCGGTTTACTAGATAGAGGTGATGTATAGATGCCCCTTAGCAATTATTCTGAACTATTTTGGGTTCAGGCTAGGGTGCCATAACGGTTGAGGATGGCTTCGGAGGATTGTATTGGATTATGCAGGATGGAGTTCGTCTTGATGGCATAATATCAAAGGCGCGTCAGGCTGAGATAAGAGTTGCGGAAGCACAAGGGATGCGGGCACAATACGATTTTATAACCGAAAATATGGTTATACATTTAGAGCCTAATGATATGTTGCGTCGGGCAAAAGATAATTCATTTTATCGTGTTTCATCTATTGGCGAGCGTAGTCCAGATGTGGCGGAATCTCAATTTCAACTGTTTAATCTTGAACTAGTATCAAGAGAAGCCGTTTCGCGTGGTGTTGGTTATGCATAATATTAGGACAGCTTATAGAAATTTTTTTAATAACAGATTTTATAATCGCGTGCTAGTTACAGAACCACGCTTGATTGCCGCTTATCCAGTAGATAATGTGTTTATACGAGATGATAGAGGAAACCTTATCACACAATCTGGTCGTCCAATAGATATGTTATCATGGCCGTCATGGGCATGGCCATATATAACGTATGAAGTAGTGAAGCCTACATTTACCGGCATAACAATATCGTCAATTCATGTATGGGATAGAAATATCGACAATCCGGGTTTTTTTACTAGAATTGATGACGTATTGTCACAAATAAATGAAGTTATTCCAGTGGGCAGGGGGGCAATGGTTAATCTTGGATGTGATGGTGTGGTTTGGTTTGAACAATCTAATCCATTCATTCAATATATGGGAGATCCGGGTACACAGGAATCAGTAAGAGCTATTTCTTCTGATATAGTTAGAGGAATAGCCAGAATAATAGTTAGAAATTATGTTCAATAGTTTTTAAAAGGATGTGTTAATATGCCGTATAAACCATCAGGTGTAACCCCTGATTCTGGTTTTAATATGGTTTTAGGCCCGGGGGCTTTTTATTTTGGAATTGATACATCATTAATAACGCCTACAACAACGGCTGAGGAATTTGGCGTTATACTACAAACAGCATTAGAGGGCGGCAAATGCATAGGTGTTACAGAGGGTGACGGAACGTTTAGTCTTGTTCCTACATTCAGGGAGATTACAATGGCCGGAGTAACGTCACCTGTTGTGGGTTCGCAAGTCTTACAGCGTTGGGATGTATTCCTTGCGGGAACAGCTAAAGAAATGACACTTTTAAATTTAAAAAGGTTGCTAGTGACACCGCGAATAGTTACCGCTACTGGCGCATTGACTGTATCTAATACATTATTACCTTGTCATTATATTCCTCATTTTTCGTGGGCAGGAATGTATAACGATGGTGATTTATTATATATTGATCTGGAAAATGTTTTAAATACGGCTGGTTTTGTTGCTGGATTACCAGCAGAGGGTGAAATGACAGCGCCGTTTGAGTTTCATGCTTTCCAAGCTGATTTAGCCAATATGCAAAATGTACCTGTGAATATCTGGCAATTTGAATGGGCAACACCTATTGATGATGAGTGCGAATCATTAGAACCTTAATTTAATATTTGGCGTTGGATAGTATGCGCATACGACAAGAACGAACCCGACGTTCTTCCAGCGCCACATCGGGAATCCTTGGGAGGGATTATTTTGCGCAATGTAAAAGAATTAGATGGGAACGAATTATTTGATGTATTATTTATAATATCTCCTATTCTACCAATATTAGTTGATTCTGAATTAATACAAGCACAAATATTTAAAAGGTACAACAAAAAGACAAATAATGCGCGCATGATTTATTTAAATGAAGCTAAAAAACAAAATCCAGATGAAACAAAGATGAATGATGCATTGATGACTATAGAGGAAGAGCAAGCCAATATATTCATTCGAGATACAACAAAAATTATTCCGCAACTATTATCAAATGAAAATAGAAGCATTGTATTTCAAGTATTAGCCATATTTGAAAAAAATACGCCGGAAGATATAAGTCATTATCCAGGTGTTAAAATAACCACCATGTTGAATGAAATAATCGCAGATTTGAATTTTAAAGATTTTTTATCATATACGGAACCGTCGGAGCGGATAGAATCATAATATATGCGGCAGAACTGCCGCGTATGCTTCCGATGGTTCCATTTTTAAAATATGTAGTATCTAAATATAAAGAAGAAAATAAAAAAGAAAATTATATGTTTGATTGTTTGTGGGCAATGGCTACAGATATGAGATTTAAGAATAAGCAAAACAGACCGACATTGCCAAGATGGAATGAATGGAATGTAAATAAGCCTAAAAAAGAAAAAAAGGAATATACTCCACAAGATATAGTGGATATGTTTAAGAAAATGGGTAAAAGAAAGGCAAATCAAAAGCGCGTTGGGATAAGCAGGTGATCTGAATAGCTGAAATATTTTCCTTATATGCTAATATAGGTTTAGAAGATAAGGGTTTTACAACTGGCATTGAGCAGGCGGCAACAACATTTGATAATTTCGGGACAGAAACAAAAAATTCTCTGACTAATCTTGATACTAATATAAAATCTACCAGCCGAGATACTCAAGAGTTTGGCAATGTATTGAAGGCAAATCTTGTCAGTAGTGCAATTCAAGCAGGTATTAATGCCATTGGTGAAGGTATTAAAATGCTTGGATCTGCACTTACGGCTTCAATGAAAACAGGTATGGATTTTGAAGCGGCAATGTCAAGGGTTGGCGGAACGGCAGGAGCTTCAAAAGTTGAATTACAAGCGTTAACCGCTCAGGCTGTAGATTTAGGCGCTAAAACTTCTTTTTCTTCCAAACAAGCCGCAGAAGGTATGGAGAATTTAGCGTCTGCGGGTTTTAGTGTTACCGAAATAATGGATGCTATGCCGGGTATGTTAAATTTGGCCGCGTCAAGTGGAGAAGATTTATCTAATAGCGCTTCAATAGCCGCCGCTACATTGCGTGGATTTGGATTAGAAGCAAAAGATGCTGGACATGTTTCGGATGTATTCGCAAAATCAGCCGCTGATACTAATGCCAGTGTGGGTACGATGGGCGAGGCAATGAAATACATTGCGCCTGTTGCCCATGCGATGGGATTAAGCCTAGAAGAAACAGCCGCCGCTATTGGAGTTATGTCTGATGCTGGTATTATGGGTAGTCAAGCAGGTACGACATTAAGAGCGGCATTATCACGATTGACTAGCCCTACAGAACAAATGTCCGGGGCAATGAAAGATTTAGGGATGAACTTTTTTGACGCTCACGGAAACATGTTACCATTGCCGGGAATTATTGAACAATTAAGAGTTGGTACTACAGGATTAACCCAAGAACAAAAGAATCAAACCTTAGCGGTATTGTTTGGACAAGAAGCGTTATCGGGTATGTTAACATTAGTTGACGCTGGCCCGCAAAAATTGCAAGCCTTAACTGATGGATTAAGAAGTGCAGATGGCGCGGCGGCTGAAATGGCATCGACTATGCTTGATAATGTTGCTGGTTCTATAGAAGCGTTAAGTGGTTCTATGGAATCAATCCAGATTGCATTATTTGACAAAATGAAAATACCATTTAGACAAACGGTTGATTCAGTAACAGAATCAATGAATGATTTGTTAGCGGATATGCAGGGCGGTGCGTTAGGTAGTGCGCTGGACAATATGGCCGCCAATATGGGAACGTTAATAGAACGTATGGTAAAATTTGCAGTTGATGCATTGCCGGGAGTTATTGAAGGAATTGCTAAACTCATAAATGGGATTAATACTGCCATAAGTGTTATTGACGCATTATCGCCATTAATTATTTCAGTTGCAACAGGATTTGCCGCTTGGCAAATAGTAAGTAGTTTATCTGCTGGGTTTACTACATTAATAACTGCGCTTGAAGGCGTTAGCGCCGCAATGACAGTTTTACTTGCGCATCCAGTTATATTAGCTATTGCAGGTATAACTACCGCTGTGACATTGGGTATAACGGCATGGAATAAATACAAACAGGCACAAGAGGAAAGTTATCAGGCGTTTATTGGTAGTGGGAAGATCGTAAATGAATTAGCAAATGATCTTGAAAGCCTTAATACAAAACAATCTGATATATCATCTTTAAAAGCCAGATTTATAGAATTATCAGATGCTATTGCGACAGGTAAAATGCCCACAAATGAATTAACTATTGCTCAGAATGAATTGGCAACAGTTAAACAGGCATTGATTGATAAATCTGGAGGATTAATCGCTAATGTTGCACAAGAAAATAGTGCATTTTTAGATCAGATAACGGCATTGGAAGGTTTAACCGAATCACAAAAACAAGTAGCCATTGCAAAACTTGAAGCTCAAATGTCGGAAACAAACATAAATGCACTTATGCAGGAAAAAGAAGCGATCGAACAACAGACGCAAGCAATGGCGAATCAGATAACACAACAAAGTCAATTCGCTATTGGCTTAAATCAAATAGTGGTTGAATCTGATAATTTAATTGAATCGCTGGATAGTGGTAAAATATCTCAAGAAGAATATGCCGCCAGTGTAGATACGCTTATTCAAAAAGCTAATGAATTAAATCCACAATTTGATTTTACGAATACTGGACTAACAGGGGTTATGCAGGCCGCTGAGGATACTAAGAATAGTCTTAATGGTTTAACTGGTGAATATGAAAATCAAATGAATAACTTGACTACCATTAATACTAGTATTAATGATTATACGAATGCACAAACACAATTAAATGATGTTTTAGGGCAATCGCAAGTAACAGTTCAAGGATATACGGCAGATTTAAGTGAAATGGAAATCGTGGCAGGGAATTATGCTCAATCAAGTAATTCAATAGTTCAGGCGCAAGAACAAGAATCAAGTACAATGACTGATTTGACAAATAGAATACAAGAATTAAAAGACGCACAACAAGCATATACTGATTCTTTAGAAGCGGAGGCCGCTAAACGTGGAATGACGTTAAAGCAATGGGAGGATATGCTTGCGCAAGATGAGGAGAGAATGAAAACATATGTACAGATAACAACTGATATGTTTTCGCAAATAGCGGAAGGGCAAGCCCAATCTGTAGAATCAATGATCACTAATTTAGAGCATAATGCGCAAGCTACTGAGCAATGGAGACAAAATCTGGATAGTTTATATGGAAGATTGTCGGACGGCATACTGCAAAAACTTGAGACAATGGGCATTGAAGGAGCGGCGCAAGTTAAATTATTGGCTGATTCATCAGATGAAGAATTGCAACGTTTATCTGCATCGTTTGATAAAAATATGAGCCAAGCAACAACGATGGCACAAGAACATAGTGAAGAAACAAAAATAATTGTATCTGGCGCTATGAAGGGTATGGTCGATTTATCAGAGCAAGAATTGCAAAAATTGCCGCCACGCGTAAGAGATATAGTACAACAGGCTGGAAAAGAAGCGCAAACTGCACAAGGTGAATTTGAACAGGCAGGTAGGGACGCAGGTTCAGGTTTTGCTAATGGTATCGAAAGCAAAAGAGAATCCATTATGGGCAAAATAACAAGCGTATTGTCGTCAGCTTCATCGGCATTGTCTAATTTCCTTCAAAGAGGATCGCCGTCAAAATTATATATGGGTTACGGTGAGGATACAGGAGAAGGCTATGCTATAGGACTGAATAATAGTGCAACTGAAATAGAAAAAGCCGCGATGAAAATACCAGAAACAGTTAGTAATGCGCTCAGTGATATTGAAAATTCATCAATTAATCTAACTGGTAATACAACATCAATTCCAGCATTGAGCACAACTGAATCACAACAGGGGAATATTATAAACAACTATTATTCTGCAAATGTAAAAATGGAAGACATTGGAAGCGTGGCGCAATTATTGCAAATATTTTCTAATATGCGCCATAACGAAGTTGTCTGGGGAGTATAATTATGGCTACAGTTGTAATTCCTAAAATAGCGGCTTATTATGTTGCCCCTACAGGTGAAACTATTCAAGGAATTAGATATGGACGATATGTAGATATTATTGGCCGTGAATGGCGTTATGATTGTTATATAATGTATGATTGCAACGTTCTATTGCGTTCTCAATTATCCAATATAATGTTAAGAAGAACAAGATCAGCATTGGATACTATGGATGGCTCTGGATTTGCCAATTATACATTATATACTTTTAATTCCAAAGATTCATCAAGACCGCAGATATTACCTGATATTGCAAATACCAATCATTTATATCCTAATAAGCATATATCAAATGATACTTTGCATAGTGGACAATTAGACTTGGATATAACCGATATTTTCAATATCAATAATGCTGTTTCCGGCATGATTGGGACTTATTTTAGTTATACGCTTGACAGTTATGCATTAGCAACAGATAGCGATGCTTGGCTGGAAGCCATTGTTACTCAATTATTGCCATATGCACCAGTAGGATTACAACCTACAACATCACAAAATCCTAAAGGGCCGATTAGATTCAGTTGGGTTCATACGCCTAATCCGCAATTATTAGCAAATGATCCACAGATTGCCAGCCAAATTGAAATAAGTCAATCCGGCGGGACAACGATTACGCAAACAATATCAGGCACATTGAATTATTATATATTGCCAGCAAACACATATACGTCATTAAATACGCTTACGTTTAGAGTACGAACACAGACACAATATAATGGTTGGGGCGCATGGTCATCGTTGGCAAGTGTGCCTTTATCTGTCACGCAACCGCTTGCACCAGTTTTAGTTTTTCCTGTGGGAATTTCTGTAAATGCTGAATCTGGCATACTGCTAGAATTTGAATATCGTTCATTATATGATACAACGCCGACGGGATTTACAGTAAGATATAGAATACAGGGTGGTGAATGGATTACTAAAACCAGTGCCGCTCCAAATGTAATGACAAATCCTATAATTGGTCAAAATACAGTTGAATGGCAAGCAATGTCATACGGTGCGCTTGGTGATGCTGGCCCGTGGTCTGAAATAGCGCAATTCTTTACTGTAGGCGCTCCAAAACCACCGGTCATAACTGGTGTTAGTAATAATAATAGGCCAACAATATCGTTTACGGCGCAGAATGTTTTGAGCTGGGAAATGGAAATTTTACAGGCAGGAAATGTCGTTTATTCAATGGCAAATTTGCCTTATACTAGTCAACCATATTTGACTACTGGATTATTTCAAAATGGAACATATACAGTAAGAATAAGAACGGCTAATCAGTATGGATATACATCTTCATGGACAGAATATGTATTTACAATTAATACGATGATTCCTGCATATTTAGATTTAGATGTTGCGCGTAATGATATGGATTATTGTATACGTTTATATTTTAATAACACAAAATACACAGTTTATATTTACAGGAGTTTATTCGATGAAGATAATTATATTCGAATAGCAAAGGTTAACAATGATAGATATGAGGATTGGACTGCCGCGCCTGGAACCAGATACAAATATTTTGTTCGTATAGTTACAGATACAAATAATTTTGCTGATAGTAATATCGTCAGTATGAAATTGAATTATCCGGAGACAACTATTGCGTCAGTTAATGATAGAAGCAATTTATTAAAAATGTTATGGCAATTAGGCAGTGCGCCAGATATATCACAACAATACCAGTATGAAAAGTCATTCTTGAATGTTGTGGGCCGTCAGTCACCGGTTGTTCAACTTGGAAATTTTATCAGCCGCACTATAAGTTTAAGCTTTTATGTTTCACGCGCAGAACGGGATGCATTGCATAAATTGACAGGTAAAGATGAAATATTGATATTGCGCGACAAACGGCACGGAACTATATTTGGGCAGGTGGATGGGCAAGTCAACTCAAATACCGATATTAATGCATATGCCGTCATGCCGGATACGCATGTTGAGAAGAAAATTAACTATGTTGTTTCGTTCGTTTTTCGTGAAAGTGATTTTGATGAACAAGTACCGCTGTAAAAGCTTTACATTTTTAGCGGGGTGATGTAAAATAATAATAAGTAATCCATTAAATTATACTGACGCTGAGATTGATGCGGCTTTGAAATTCAAAGACCGCATCCGACAAATTTCATTCAGATACAATCTCTTAAATAAAGATAATGCTATGTTATGTGTTTTACCTGGCATAACTAGCGCAAAACTTGCATATCAGGATTTAGCCAGTGTAAAGCGTTCAGCAACATTTGAATTAGACGAAACCATCAGTCATGATGTGAATTTTTTATCCGATCGGATATCAGTTATAGTTATCTTGCATATGCCTGATGGTAGAGGAACAGTAGAATTTTTAATGGGAACATTTTTATTGGAAACTCCACAAAGGAATATATATGGCAATAAGTCCACTCGCAGTATAGGCGCGTACGATGAATCTATTATTTTAGATGGAGATAGATTAACTGAACGTTTCTTCATTCGTGCTGGCACAAATTATGTAGGCGCGATTTTGAAGATACTTGCATTAACTGGAATAAATAAGATAAACATTGAACGCACAGATTCTGCTTTACGCTCAGATAGAGAATTTGCAATAGGATTAACTATTAGGGAAGTAGTCAACACGTTATTGGGTGAAATAAACTATAAGAGCATCTATGTAGACGAAGATGGTTTTTTTAGAGCAGAGCCGTATATTGAACCTGCATTAAGGCCAATAAATCATTATTATATATCTGATAGAGATAGTATTATTGTACCAGAAATAGTTGATGAATTAGATATATCTAAACAACCGAATGTATTTACAAGAGTGGCGCGTAATTTGGACGATGAAACGGAGCTTGTGGCAACGATTATCAATAGTAATCCATCGTCAGCAACATCTACAGTCAGTCGTGGGCGGCATATTGTTAGTTATGAAGAGATAGAAAATATAGCCAATCAATCAGCATTGACGGCATATACGCGTAGAATAGCTTTAAATAGTATGTCAACGTATAGTCATTTGACGTTTAAAACGCCGCTTATGCCTACGCATGGTAGTGGTGATACAATTTATTTTTTCGACAAAACCCTAATGGACGTTCCACAGATTTATACTGAGACGCGATGGGAAATGGATTTGTCTTTTGAAGGGTTAATGGTACATGAGTGCAGGAGGTCTGTGATGCTGTGAGCAATATTGCAACCAATAGTCAATATTGGGGAAGAGAACAAAAGAAAGCGCAGAAAACCGAACGTGCCAAAACAAATATACAGTATGCTAATGTTGTATCTTTAACTGCAAGTGGAGAGCCGCATATACGATTTGATGGAAGTCAATTAGTGAGCGAAAAAATATATCGTCGGATGCGTTCATATGAACCGCAAATCGGAGATAGGATTATGTTGATAGATGAATGTATAATCGGAAGTTGGACACCCATTAATTAAGGGGAGTGGTTTAAAAGAATATACAATTAAACTAGATTTTGACGAACCAACGACACAAAGAACGAATATAGTCATTAACCAGGCAAATGATAATAGCGTTAAATTTATATTCAGAATTTATAAGGATAGCAATGAGCTGAACTATCAATTATTTAATAGGGTGGAAATAGTATTTCAAAAACCAGATAAAACAAACGTGCAGGATTATGGAATATTATCACCGCAGGGCATATCTTATGTATTACGACCAGAATTATTTGATGTTACTGGTATTATAATTGGTTATATTCGTTTGAGAAATTTAGACGGCACAATAGCCGCTACTTTATATTTTCGCTATTTACTTGTTTCAGATTTAGTTGACACGGAAAGCTTGAGGAGGTCTTATATGGCAACACTTACAGATATTGTAAACGAAGCACAAACCATACTTGATGGTTTACAGTCTGGTTCATTTGCTACACCTGCATATGTTGATAATAAATTTAATGTATTAGATTTAGCAAAAGTCAATAGAATTGGCGATACAATGACCGGTGATTTAAATATACAAAATCCATCGTCTAATAGTCGTATTATACTAAAAACATCTAATATATTAAGTCATATTTATAATACCAGTAATCAATTTAATATAACGACATTTGGCTCTGATACATCTTATGTGCGTGAATTAGTAATTTGGGCACCCTCCTATTTGGCAGATGATAAGAAGGGATTGCAATATATTGCAGAAACTGCTGGTATTTACAATACGTATGATATATGGCATGGGCTGAATTTGCCTTTTACGACTGGTACGTGGGTTCCGGGCGCAGGAAATGCGGGGTACACGTTAACATTCACAGCGGCTAGTTATATAAGATTAGGGAGTTATGTATATGTAAGTACTAACGTAACTATAACAAAGGCGGCTGGAACAGCCAGTGATGGATTGACAGTTGTAATAGATGGATTGCCCATTGCATGTAAAAATATAACAGGGACATATCAAACTATTTCAGTAGGATACACTAATAGCGCAACGATAAGAAATGCTATAATAGCGCCTGCGTCGGCAAGAATTAATTTGACGGCTGATACCGGATATTTTACAGTAGGGACGCTTCCAACGTCAGGTACTGTGTCAGTATTTTTATCTGGAATTTATCCAATAGATTAGGAGAGATTAAATGAAAGTATCAATTGAGGTATTGGGTAAATACTCAATATCTGTCATTTACTCCGTTGAAGATGAAAATGGCAATTATATTGAATATGGACGCGAAGGATTAACGCCAAATAAATTAAGTAGGGCTAAAGAAATATTGCCAATAGAATTGTATGCTCGCGTGTCTGAATTGTGGAATGATGAAGTAATTAGCGAATACACTAAAATGATTGAAGAACATGAATCTGTATTTCCGTATGTCCAGCCAACTACAACTAATCCTCCAGATTCTAATTCAAACGATGAAATAAAAGATTTAAAGGATAGAATAGCAACACTTGAACAGGCATTGAATACAGTTTTAGGAGGGACGGCATAATGAGTTTATTGGACTTGGCATTGAAATATAAACAAGCAAATGACATACAGCGCAAGATGGTTATTGATCAGCATGGAGGCATAGTCAATCTTACGCCGGAAGAAATATCCTTAGTGGCGGAGGGCGCAATAGCGCAGGCGCAAGATGGTATGGATTGGCTTGTAGGCACATGGTATAATGTTGGTCAAACATTAAAATACAATGGTAAAATATATAAAGTAATTCAATCGCATATGGCGCAAGCAACGTGGATACCAGATGCGGTTCCGGCATTATATCAAGAAGAAAAGCCAATAGGTTCACCATGGAAACAGCCTGTAGGTTCACAAGATTCTTATAAATCAGGTGATATAGTTATATATAACGGCAATACGTACAAAAGCCTTATAGATAATAACGTCTGGTCTCCAGATGCATACCCACAGGGATGGCAGAAAATCTAACAAATACGTAACGCATTAGCAAATATATACAATTATGTATACTATTACTCATATTACATCTAGGGGATGACGGAATGAGTAATAGTAATTTAATTGTGCATACACATATTTCTCCAAATTCAACCAATCCTCGCAATAGTCAAATCAGTAAACTTACGATTCATCATATGGCGGGAAATCTTACGATTGAATCTTGTGGGAATTGGTTTGCACAATCTTCTACGCAGGCATCCAGTAATTACGGCATTGGCTCTGATGGGCGTGTAGGATTATATGTTGATGAGAAAAACAGATCGTGGTGTTCGTCAAGTCCAGACAATGATAATAAGGCTGTAACGATTGAAGTTGCCAATTCTGACGGTTCACCCAATTGGCCGGTTAGCGATAAAGCATACAATAGTCTTATTGAGCTATGCGTAGATATTTGCAAGAGAAATAATATTAAAGAATTGAAATTCGACGGCACGTCTAATGCTAATTTGACAACTCATGACATGTTTCGCGAAAAGCTTTGTCCAGGCCCATATTTGAAGGCTAAAATGCCAGAAATAGCACGATTAGTAAATGCAAAGCTTGGAAATAATAATAATTTACCAGTAGAACAATATGGTTTAGTTAAAATTGATTCTGATACTCTTAATATACGTTCCGGGCCAGGAACAAATTATGCAATAGTAGACGTTATTAAAGATAAAGGCAATTATACAATTCTTGATTGTAAACAGGGGCAAGGATCTAATAAAGGCTGGGGTTGGCTGAAAAGTGGCGCTGGCTGGATTTCATTAGATTTTGTTCAACGCATATGATGTGGTTTAAAGAAATGTCTGAATATCTTAAATCCATTAAGAAATTAAATGAACAGTTTATGTATTGTATATATGCATTTACAGCTATAGTTTATACTGCATATTTACGATATGTCTTTATGCTTATGACACAAAATGTTATCCCTGGTTTGTTTGGTTTCTATTTTGCGGCCACCAGTGGTTTTGCGGTTGGTATTGCGTTGCTATTAATAGTAACAAAAAATCAGGATAATTTTCTTTTAATAATTAATGAAATCATTCATTTTTTAATTATATTGGGTAAACTTATATTTGTTTTTATGAATTTGTCAGTCTTTTGGAACAGAACATTTGTAAGCTTGGCACTATCAATTTGTTTATTTATAATTTTTACATGGAGGTTAAAGTTAAGCATTTTGAGACATAATATAATATAATAGAAAGCGATGAATAAAGTGCTTGATTTTATAGGAACATCCATTGGTGGTATAATTACCAGTGGTGTATTAACTGGATTTATTACTTTATGGGTCAATCAAAGCAATAAGAAAAGCGAAGCCAGAAATAAGAATATAGATGACAGGATTCAAGCATGGCAAGATTTATCAAGCAAGTGTGAATCAAAAATTGTTATGCTTGAAAATAAATTGAGTTTATATGAAAAAGATTCTAAGATTTTGCAAAAATATATATTAGAATTACAGCGTGTATTAATAAAGATAGCACCTAATGCTGAGATTCCACAAATGCCCGTATTAGAATGTTTGTAAAAACGCAAATCAGATAAAGATAGATAAATCAAGAGTTAGGACGGACAAATGAAAATCATAGATCTATATCCTGCCGAATGGACGCAGTTAATAGATACGTGTGGATTTACGAGGGAAGAAATGACAATAATTGATGTATACCGTCAATACGGGAACGAATGGAAATTAAAACAATATGCCGATGAGCTATGTATGTCTTGCAGGACATTACAGCGTAGAGTGGCAAATATTAGAAACAAAATAAATGGCGTAAGTTAGGCATAAAAATGACGCGTTATTGGCATAAAAACCAGTGACACGTCATTTTTTATTTGTTAAGCTATTTTCAGGTGATTACCATGAGTAATTATTACGGCGGCGGATATCCACCGCCACCATACCCATATCAACCAATGTACACACAACCGCCGTATATTCAAAGGATTGAAGAAAGGCTTAAAGAAATAGAACAACGTTATGCTGGTTTAATGCAAAAACCACAAGAGCCATACACGATGCCTACATATAATACGCCAGTTAATTCTACATATGAATCACCGCCAGTTCAACAATCCAGTCCATTTATATTAGTTAAATCAGAGGAAGATGCCTGGAATTATGCGCCAGATTGGACTGGCAATAAACAATATTTTTATGATCAAGAGCATGGCGCGTTTTACGTTAAACGTTTTGATGCAAATATTCCGATTACATATAAGGAAATATATAAAAAAGTAGAATCAGAGCAACCGGCAGAACAGGCAAAAGAAAAAGAGCCTGATTTATTAACGCCACGAATTGAAGATATGCAGACTAAATTAAGTGATTTGGAAGATTTAGTTTACGAAATACGGGAGATGATAAGCAGTGGCGTTACCACAGACGTTATTGCAAAGCGTGTGGAAATGGATCAGCGGAAAGATGCCGGACGCAGGGACGGTAATGAATCAAGCTATGAAGATAGGCCAGTCAGAAAAATCCGTCGCGGCAGTAATGGCAGGGCTAGAACAAATAGCCAGAGCTAAAGGATGGGATTCAGCATTAAAAGATAACCAAATATGGCAATCATTCAAACAAAAATCGCCAGACCAAATAATACCACACGCAGAACAAATATTAAAAGAAACTGGCAACATTGGAGCCGTATTGAAATTCTTTATAAGTGATAAAAAATGAAAATAGATATGATTGATTTTGTATATAATACAAGTTTGGTTAGTGAAAAGGCATTTCAGGCTCATAAAAAGCTCTATGCAGGATATGCCAATAAGGTGAATGAAATATTAGCTAAACTATCTAGCAATCCAGACTATGACAATGCAAATAAGAATTATTCCTATTATCGTGGTTTGAAGGCAGAATTATCGTATAATTTAAGTAGCGTATTACTGCATGAGTTATTCTTTAGAAATTTATGCCGAGAAAATGAAAAACCTGGAGAATGTTTCGATAGACTGGCTAAAGATTGTTTTGGCGGTTTAGAAGAATGGCAAGATGATTTTATCGCTTGTGGAAAATCCTCCCGTGGATGGTGTATAGCTTCATATGAACAAAAGACTTGTAGTCTACAAAATATTTTATTAGATACGCATGATTGCGGATTGATTATCAATATGTATCCTTTGATTGTTCTGGATTGCTATGAACATTCATTTATGATGGATTATCCTGCCAATCAAGATTTGTACATAGAGAATGCAGTAAAACATTTGTGCTGGAAAGTAGTTGAACGCAGAACAAAAGCACTGGAGGTTGAATAATGGAGGGCGGAATACCTGAAACGCTGGTAAAAACTTTAGCAATATTTGGATTGTCTAGTCTTATTGCAGGGATTGCATCATTGCCAGCACAAAAACGCAAGATGGTTCAGGATATGATTGAGGATAAGGATATTAAAGCATTAGAAGATTTTGAGAAAAAAGAAATGAAGGATAAGGAATCGCAAAAGCAAAGCCAGCAGAAACAAGAATCGTCTGATGAAAATGATGAAGAACGTAAAGAATTTGAGCGTCTCCGCAAGAAATTTGAAGGTTCAGATCCTAAGTACTATAAAGAAAGCTGACCGCCTGTTTTGCAGAACAAGCGGCCAGATAAGGAGATCCGAAAAACGGGAGAGTTAAACCGGACATATCTATTATATGCAAGATAGCGATAATATGTCAACTTTAGTTGACTTGTTATAAAAATAACATTTAAGGAAGTGATTTTGTCGAATGGTGTATGAAAATACCGGAGGATTGCCAAATGTGTTGACAGCAACCGGAGGTCAAGGAGATGATCGCAACGGTTGGTGGTCTGGTATGTGGATCTTTGCAATTGTAATCATGTAAAAAATGTGACTGTAAATAGAAATTTTTACAGAAAACGGCGTGAACTCAGGGGAACCTAAATGGTAAAAACACAAGGTAATCCTGATCTAAGCTAAGAGAATCCAGTAAAAGTACCTTAGAAAGAGCAGAGCCTAACGGGTGAAGATGGATACTAATAAACCCGACACGAGCGCGCCGGGTCTAAACAGGTAATGCTGTAGACTATGATATAGGCCGAACCCTAACTTGACGTAAATTAATGCGATTAATACGATTAGTACGGTTTGATGGAATGGTCAATGCTTGTTCAGCACACCATCCTCTTTTTATTCTTTCGCGGATTGCATAGTATGATATACCAACAATATTTGCCCATTCAAACATTGTTTTGGTTTCATTATTATATGTTATTTTAAGTGTAGATCTTCTATTTTGCATTTGTTCTAAATTAGTAGAAAATTTGCAATTATCTGGAGTATATCCTAAATTATTATCAATGCGGTCTATACTTAACCCATGTTTATAACCATGTTCGAATGCCCATTTGTGAAAAGTGGAATAATCTTGTCTCCATTCATCACAAACTGTTATTCCGCGTCCGCCATAATATTGATAAAATGGATTTTTTGTGCGATAGCAACGATCTATAAAATTATGCCATATGCTATATAATTTTTTATCTCGTTCTTTGTGTTTTGTTACGCGTTCGAGATGCAAACATCCGCACGATTGTGATTTGCCGTTAACTAAAGACAATCTTGCAACAGTTTTTAATGTACCGCAATCACATTGGCAATCATAGTATGTTCGCCCATTTCCCTTGCTATGTGAATATGATAAAACAGTCCATCGACCGTATTTATTTCCTGTAATATCTTGCGCATATGGATGCATATAACAACTCCTTTTTAATAGTTATATGTACCATTATAACGCATGCTTTTAAAATGTCAAGTGTTCTGAAAAGATAGGATGTAGATAAAAAACTACATATAATATTTGATTTTTCGCATTGATCCTCATATGGCGGCGGGACGAACCACGCCATAAAGAATACAGTGATAATCCTATGAATGCGTTAGCACCGGCATTAGCTGTTGGTGCAATGAATAATCAACAAAAAGGATGTAATAATAACTGTTGCGATCCTTGCAATTTTAACGCAACCGGGCATATGTGGGATTTGGAAAGAGATCTTATGCGCGAATTTGCCCAAACGCGCACAGAAATAAAAGACAATGCTTATACACAGTCAATGGATAATGCGCGTTATTTTTATGAAAATCGCACGGCCACAGATAAAGGATTCTACGATCAGGCGCGTTTGACGGATCAGGTACGTTATGATGCCGGGATGGGATTTAAAGACCAGGCAATTATATCCCTTCAAAACACTAAGGAACTTCTATTTGCGCAACAGGAAGGTTTCCGTAAAATTGAAGATAGGCTTAACCGTTCAGAGATTGATATGTTAAAAGAAGAACTTGCTAAAGAGCGTATGAAAGTCCCGAGACCGAGTTACACCCCGTTTTATGGCACTCCATATGCTCCTGTAAATCAATATTGCTATGGAGATGGGCATAACTCGCCTGGGTATGGTTATTGTTAATATGATGTTTAATCACATTCCGGGTGTGATTTGACATAAGCGTTGAGAAATTAGACCTACCGGGGGTCTATGCTCTCCGCTTAATTATAAATTAAGGAGAGTTTTAATAAATGATAGATGGATTTTTTCCAGTTAGGGCGGCAGAAAACGTACAACGTTTAATTAGTTGTGGTTTTAATGCCGGTAATAGTAGACTTGGTAGAACATGTGAGTGCGGGCCAAATGCGTTATGCAGTACAAATTCGCACCGCTACCCGATTGTTTGCGAATCACCGCGTGTAATTACAATAGAACGTGTAGTGCAATTAGCCGGAGTTGACAATGCAGTATTCCTTATTGGTGATGCCGATAAATATCGTCAAAATCGCAATTTTATTATTGAGATACCCTCAGATTCTATTAATATTACAAGCGGAAATTTTCCGGCGTATTTGCTAATAAAACAAGGCAATATGAATACATTTGGTTTTTCGACGGCAAATATTGAAGCAGTTATTCGGCAAAATTCTCACATGTTTACAAGGGATGGATTATTGCGTGCTGATTTAAGCTTTTTTCCTGAACTTGCGCCGCAAGATTTGTCAGTTGCAGGATTTGACGGGCACGATGAATGCAAGGATGATTGTAAACCTAAACGGCATTTTGAATTTAGAGTTGTTAGCAATACAACATTAAATGATGCCAGTGTAACTATTGAAATATTGGTCTTTGAATGCGAACAACTGATCGATCGCGAGATCTGGATTTTAGTGGGTCTCCGTTGTGAAAACGTAAATACTGCATTCGGTGCTAACTTATTTGCATGGGTTAGCAGTCCGCGTTCATGTGGTGATCTAGTAAGAATCCCTGGTCGAAGCACAAATAATGGTGTCTTTGTTGTTGCAAATTTTCCGCGTTGTGGATGTCATGACGGGAATATTCCAGTGCATCCTTGGCGTAATTGGTAATAAAAAGCGGGGTTATCTTAACCCCGCTAATATTTAAACATTATTTATTCCAATATAATTTTTCACCATTGCGACGTGCGTTAACAGCATCTTCAAATGAATGATATTCACCTAATGATATTCTTAAATAAATCCCCTCTCGATTTCACCCTCAATAATAATAGCGGACATGGGCGCTTGAGGTAACGCCCAACGGTATCGATCCCGCGTCTGCCTATGTACTATTATATGTGCGAAAGAAGGTTTTAGCGATAGAAAGTCTGAAAAAATTGATAAAACAATTAGAAAGCGAACTTACAGAATATTCAACTAAGTTAGATTCAGGTGGCAAAATGGAGATGCGTGATGCTCAGGCTATTGCAAATTTATCAACTGCCACTGTGTTTACAGAAATATTGAATTTACTTTGTGAAGCGAAAGATGTCGGATTAAAAGAAGTTATGCAAAAATTTATAGGTGGAGATACTAAGCAACCTATAGGTTTTCAAACTAGCGGCAGTCAATATAGCAATCCTTGGTCACAAATATTCCCCGGGCCGCTACCTCAGCTCATGGAAAATGCCTATAATTCCTATAATCGCAAAGGCGTACCGGGGACAGGTACCAGACAATACAATGAATACGAATATGAATCTGACGCGATGAAACGCGGAGTACCTGGCACAGCGCCACGTAGAAACGAATACGAATATCGTGATGACAGCATGATGCGCAGGGGGGTTCCCGGAACCGGCACCAGACAAGATTATAATGAATATGAATATCGTGATGATTATAATGAATATAGAAATGACGGGCAAGAATATCATGAACCTTCAAAAATGAAGCGTGGAGTTCCTGGAACTGGACGCGGACGGCGTGGTTATCGTTCAGAATATGAAGCTGACGCAAATGTTAACGTAGATGAAATACGTGCAGAAGCGCGTGAGGTTGCAAGAGATGAAGCACGTAGAACCGCAACAGAAACTACCCGTCAAGAAATGGAATATCGCGCTGATGGTCAGGAATATGAAACTGATACAGATATGGAAATGGCGCGTAGAATGCCACGAAGAAGCAAACGTACAGGTAGATTTATAAAAGGATACGCCGAGGCAAGAACAACGCCGTCAAACGAAATGAGAGCAGACATCCCACGTATGGAAATGGACGCAGAGGCAGAAGCTATGGAAGAGACGATGCGTCGAGCAGAAGCCAAACGTATTGAGCAAGAAAGAATTGCAAATGAAAACTATTTACGCGGTGTTAATGAAGCGCGATCCGCATTAGACACGCGTACGGAAGCCAAGGCGGATACAACCAATGAGCTTAAAAGAGGCGTACCGGGAACCGGGGCAGGAATGAGATAGGCTTATGAGCCTAGAATTGTTGTTGAAGGTTGATGAAAGACTTACATCAGCATTGGCATTTCATTCTAGTTCGCGTGATTTTTTTATGTTTTTAGCATTACAGGGATTTACTGAACTCCATCAATACCAGTACATAACTGAATCCAACACTAAACGCAATCTAAAAAAATATGTTATTGTCATGTATAATCAGATATTGCAGGAATATCCGCCGATTAATATTAATCCTATAGATTCTTTGATTAAAAAGGAGAAGCTAACCCTTGCAAGTCCTAATAGTAAATGGTTGGCCTTACAAGCTGTCTGGAATGAATACATTGCCTGGGAAAAAAACACGCTTAACGAGTACGGTTTTATAGGCAAACAGCTTATTGATGATGGCGATGTTACTGATTATGGGTTTGTTTCAAAGATAATAAAAGATGTTGCAGGCGAGTTAATAACTATATCCGATATGGCAACAGCACTGAATGGAATGGAATGGGATTATCCCACAATAGTAAGTATTCAACCAGAAATAGAACAGAAATATATCAAAAAAATAAAACGACTTTACAAAGATAACCCGCCGATTTAATATCTGGCGGTTTTTTTTGAAAGGGATAACAATGAATAATACATTAACCGCTCCGGCGGCATATATAGATCAGTTGTATTTAAGCAATTATGCTTTTTTGCTTGTAGTTATTTTAGTAATATCATTATTACTAGCTATTTCATATGGTATATCTATGTTTAGGGGGTAGAAAATAATTGTTTTCTGCCGAAGATTGGATTATGGCAGTTAAGAATCAGATAACATTGACGTTACAGGATGAGCCTACAAAGGCAAATACGCAACTATTAGCCGCTTTATATGTAGTTCAAGATAAACTTTGTGGAGATAACGATATACAACAAATTGCAAAACTACAATATGAGCCTATTCCAGAACCAATATTGATAGGACGCAAACAGGTATCTGATTTTATACTGGTAATTGAACATGAGATGGAGGATTGCGAAAATTATCAAAATAAAGGCAATCGCGTTATTGCTAAATCGGAGTATCAACATGCTAACATGTTTGTTGAGCAAAGTAAACGATATGCATTCACACGGGATGAGCAAGTTTTGATTAAAGGCTTACAGATAAAACTTGACGCAATAGGTCAAAAAGTAAAATAATAGTAATAAATAAATTGAACCAATATGCAGATATATGAATATTATGTAAATGTAGGCTTGCCTACACAATTCTAATGGCCCAATCTGCGAGCCTATATTGCCGTCCTCCTGGGCGGCATTTTTATTAATAAACAATGTAATCACAAATAAAACAAAGTAATATTATTACATTTAATTGTTTTAAATATTTATTATGGTATAATAATATTATAATTGGGAATATCTTAAGTATTCTCATTCTTACAAATGACAAAAATAGGACAGGAAAATACACAGAGAAGGGGTTGACTTGACATTATTACCAGCACTTACTATAGAAGAAACGGCAGAATTACTTGAAAAAGCTCAATCCGGTGATAAAACTGCAAGGGATAAACTTGTGGAACATAACCTAAGATTAATAGTCAGAATAGTATCGAAATTTGGCTATAAGCAATCTCACAATAACTATGAGGATATTTTTCAAACATGTGTAATAGCATTGTTAAATGCTATAGACAAATTTAATCCAAGCAAAGGATTGCCATTCTCAACGTATGCAGGAATAGTTGTTGAAAACGGCATCCGTATTTTTATGCGGTCTGAGCGAAAGCAAAGACATGAGGTTGATGAATTTACGGCATTGGGAAATATGCGTGAATTTGATCAAGATTCGGATTCTGTATTTGATATCATCGAAGATACAAAACAAACAGAAGATAAATGGATTGCTGAAATAATGGCTCCTGGAATGCTATCCATGATAAATGAACGCGAACAAAGAATTTTAAAAATGTATTATATAGAAGGAATTAGAGATAAAGAAATCGGAGAACTGTTAAATATGAAGCGTAGCACAGTATGCCGAGCACGTGGACGTGCGATAAAAAAAATTGCGTGTATCATAAATCCAGATAAAGAATAATATTATAGTGTACTGGTTTGCGGCTAGTGCCTCCCTAATTTTCTTTCTTCCGTGTTTGGGCGCTCATATGAGCGCCTTTTGTTTTAATTGTATTCTAATGTATTCCATGTATTTCTTAACCTAATTTTAATGTATTCTATGTATCACAATGGTATAGTATTCATATAATACAGTATAAGAAAAAAATGGGAGGCAAAAAAATGAAAAAGATTAATTCAATCGACGGAAGTTGCGAAGTGGAAATATTTAAAAATGGCACGGATGGGAGCTGGATAGCAACGGCAGTATTAAATGATGGAATGTCATATGGCGGCGATAGCTACTGGTTCAATATTGGCCATTATAAAAGCGAAGAATCGGCAATAAAATTTTCAATTAAAAAAATGTCTAAAATGAATAGGATATTAGATTTAGATAATATAGTTTATAAGGATTGGTAAAATAAAGTATAACCGAGCCGGGACGGTAAAATGCCCGGCCAAATAAAATAAACTGGGAGAGATTAAAATGACGAATACATTATCTAAGAGCTTGCCAGCAAGTGAAAATATGGCATTATTAAAGGCTGGACGTTCAGGGAATAAAGATGCAATGAATAAGTTTATTGAATACAATCAACGGCTTGTGTGTAAAATATTATCAGAACGCGGATATCGTGCAGATAATAGTGCATATGAAGATTTATTCCAAGATGGATGTATGGGGCTTTTTAGGGCGGCAAAAACATTTGATTTTGACAAGGCAGTTGCTTTTTCAACGTACGCGACAATGATTATTAATAATACAGTTACGGCATATATGCGTAAAGAACAGAAACGCGTTAAGGCAATACCAGAATATATTCCAGCAAACGACAACACAAGTGAAACATCTATATTCGATTATATAGCAGATGAAAAAGAAACGGAATACGCATGGTCTAATAATATGATTGTAAATGAAATTTTAAAATCATTGCCAGAAAAAACGGCTGAAATTATAAGAATGTCAATTTATGATGGATTGTCAGATGCGGAAATCGCCAAAATAAAAGGATGCACAAGGGCTAACATAACTAATTTACGCAAAAGAGCGTTTGAAAAAATAAAAAAAGAGTATCAATGATATTTTGGAGGATGAAACTAAAATGTTTCATCTTTTTTTTGTTGCATAAATGGAATATTAATACTATAATAATATATGGGGTGAAAATATGGATTTTTATGAATTTTTAGGCATTACATTAAGTCATTGTACTATGCGTGATATATCTGAACCGGCAGGGATTAGCCCCTCCACTGTGTATAGGATTGTTAAACGCGATGTATCGCCGTGCTTAGACACTTGCGAAAAGATTCTAAAACCATTGGGCAAACGTTTAATTGTGTCAGAAAGGGATATTGACATTGAATAACAAATATATGAGGGCAGATAACTGCCGGTATGAATATTTTAAGCATCATCATGGTATGTTGGGGCTAAATATATTTTATTGTCATTATTGCGGTAAACTTTTATTCGACAAACATAAAATAGCCATTGATCATATTAATGCCGTGGCGCGTGTTAGGCATTCACGCTGGCTCCGCTGGAAATATCGCTGGAAGAAAGACGGCATAAATAGCCTATCCAATCTAACTACCAGTTGCATAGCCTGCAATACGGCAAAACGAGATAAAGGAGGGGCATGGGTAATTCGTGGGCGTGTTGGATGGATGGCCGTTTTATTCAGATATGTAGTTATAAGTTTGTTCTGGTATGCAGGTTATCAGGTTTTTATTAATACATTCTTGCCTTTAATAAGGGAAGCATGGAAATAGGCCAGATTAAATACTGGCCTATTTTTTTATATAAAATTAATCTATTTCTAATGTATTCCATGTATCACCATGTTAAGATATGCATATAATACAGTATAAGAAAAAAAACGGGAGGAACAAAAATGTATAATCCAGAAAGAATTAAAGAAGCAATCCAACAGGTTAAGCAATTTTCAATAACCTGTACGCACAAGGGTTTTCATTTGAGCAGGGTATTTGAAATGCAAAATATGATTGATAGTTTTGGAGATATAAACAATATTTACTTTAATACGGCCATAGCGCGGCCTTGGGGATTTAGCCAGTATTACGAAATGGCCGCTAGGCAATTCAAGGAAACAAAAAAATCTAAAATGGACGCATGGTTGAAAATCGCCAAGGAACAGTTAATTAAAGATTTAAACGAAATGTTAGCATATGCGCAAACGGATGAATAAGCCACTTGCAATAAAATAAAATTAATAAAATATGTATCACTTGGAATACATCCGACATATAATATATTAAAGGATAAAGATACTCCACTACTGCCGAGCGCTGATGGGGTAGAAAAATTTAATCGGTCACGCCTGACCAGTGCATATAGGCGACATGCTGATTCAGCTTTACAGGATAATCTTATAAAGGAATGGTATAAAATGAACGAGCTAAAACGACTAATAGAAATACGAGATGTGGAACATAGTTTTTTTAAGACAAATATGTGTAGACAAATCATTAGAGTATGAATCTATTGCAGAATGTCCGGAATGGGATGAGCAATATAATATTTGGAAAAATACAACCAAGCCGATATGTTCTTACATTGAAGGGCATATAAAGACAAATTATGCTATAGCAAGTATACTAGCCGAATATGGCACGTTGGAAGAAATCGCAAGATTTTGTGAACTAAATTAAATGCTGGCTGTCTCTATCGGCCATACGGGAGCCACAATAAAAGCAAGCGCGGGCGCGGATATGCCGGATAGTCGAAATGTCCGGCAATAAAATAAGGAGATTGAAATGAATATAGGAGTTGATAAAGACGGAACACTAACGAAAATGGAGAAGTTTACTAAAAAATATTTTTTAAATTTTTGTCATACTTTTAACGTTCCGGCGGAATACCCGCAGGAAGATTTGTATAATTTAGATGAAATGTACAACGCTCCAAAAGGGACGGAAGAAATGTTCTGGAAAATAACAAGTGATTTATATAATAGTTGGCCGTCTAAAATAGATTCCAACGATGTTATAGATAGATTAATAGCTAAAGGACATAAGATATTTATAATTACAAATGATAATGATGTTAACAAACAATGGTTTACACGTAATAATATTCATTATCACAATTTGATTGTTGCAAATGGAAATAAATTAAATGCTATTAAACAATACAATATTGAATTAATGTTTGAAGATTCACCACAACAGATTCTTGACATATCTAAAAAAATACCAGTGATAAAGATGTATGCAATGTATAATAGATACGTGAAAGGGAATAATATATATCCCGTCTGGGAATGGTATCACGTTCCTGCATTAATAAGAGAACAATTCAACTTGGAGGTTTAGTTTATGTCTATATTTAATAAAGAAGAACATTACAATTTTGTAATTGGTACAGTTAAAGATATTACCGAGGATTTGATTAACGCAAGATTTGCACTGATTAAAGCGCAAGCATGGGGCGAACGCGATGAAGGTTTTACCACTCATCAGCATTCGAAATATAATGCAATAACCAACATGATAAATGCACTGACGGTGTGCCAGCAACAAATAAATACACAGGCAAATATGTTTCAAGTATTATCTAAACATGAATATCATCCGTTTGATGAAATTATGGAAGAAGTGTAATAAACAACATGCATTACATGGATTAAAACATTTGGAGGTGACATTATGAATGACATTAAATCATTGCTTAAAATATTAAAATATATGGCAATAATAAAAAAAATATATAAGGAGGATTGAAAATGAACAATCTGTTAAAAAGATTGGAAGAAATGGCGGTAAAGCAAGAACGGAATGTTGAAAAATATGCCGGGGAAAGAACAAAACATTACTACAGTGCAATAGCGAGGGCATATAGATGTGCGATTCAAATTGCCAAAGAAGAACTAGGAGAAGATGATGGCATTGCAGATTGCTAATATGTGGGCGGTTGGGTCACAACCTAGCCGCTATGTTATTGAATTACTGGGAAAAACCAGGTATGGAGTGGGGCGATTGGTATTTGTAGATATACAGCCTATGCGCAATCTGACAGAAAAAGACTTTAAAGAATATTCTGGCAGTCATCCATCTAAGCTAGGCGGGACACCAGTACCAGATTATTTATTGTCGTTCTATGGGTTGGAAAAGACGAAAGAATTGGCATCTGAGTTTTTACGAATTAGACTTACACAACCGGAACGGCAGGAATTAGAAACAAAAGCTAAAGAATTGAATATGAGCTTAACGGAATATGGATTGTTTAAGCTTTTTGATGGGAAGGTGAGTAGGAACGAACGGAAATGATCCCTACGATGAAGGAGGATTACTTAATAAAGCTTTAATAGTAGGCGGCATGGGCGTAATTGCCATATTATGTATTTATGGTCAGAATAGTGACGCCATATGGGTTAAAATGGCATATTCTATAATAAATAGCTTAATGGGAGCGGCCAAATATGGCTTATGCGCATTGATGGTATATGGCATCTACATGCAATTATCGCACAAGTGGCACCCTTATAGATTTGGATATGTAGGATTATGTATTTTATGTATATCTGTAATTATGTCATGCTTTAATCCGGCAAGATTTGGAATGATTGCGTATTACATTTCCAGCACTGCAATAAAGTTTGTAGATGTATGGATAACCATTTTGATTGCAGCTATTCCGCTTATAATACCTTTTTTTCGCGGGCGTTCGCAGGTCGTCGCGGCGTACGCCCGGTATCGGCAAGGCGGCATCCGCCAAGTCTTAGCCGGACAGCGACAAATGGCAACATCCCGCGTAGGCAACAATCAGCGCAATTTTATAGATTCCCGGACGGCAGAACCGCCGACGAGGATTATTTCTAGTCCAGCAAGACAAACGATAACGGTTAATCCTGAAATGCGCTCCATACAGGGCGTTTTTCAGGATTATAATGTTCCTGCAAGAGCAGTAGGAGTTCGTGAATGTAATTCAGCATGGAAATATTATATTGACATTGATAGAGGATGTAGGGTTGATCAGGTAGAGAATCGTGTAAAGGAAATAGCACTTGTATTGAAGCAGGATGTTGGGCGTGTCAGTTTTGGTGAAAACGAAAACGGTAAATTGGTTTTATATGTCAATAAGCCTGTGAATAAATCACAGATAATAGATTTTCAATTATTACTGGATGATAAAGTATTTATGAATAATCCTTTATTGATTCCTGTAGGCATTGATACAAACGGATTGCCTATAAATATTGATGTATTCAAAAAAGCGCATTTAATTATAGGTGGTGGCTCTGGTAGCGGTAAAACATCATGGTTGCATACGATGATAATGTCATTGGCATACAAAAATAACCCTGATGATTTACAGATCATGCTTATTGATGTAGTCAAACATGAAATGAATCTCATGAATGATTTGCCGCATTTAGTTAGAAATATACAAGATGAAAATGATATTCCATCAGCCATTGAATTTATTATGAAAGAAATGAAACGCCGTCAGGATGTAATGGCAAAGGATTCATTGACTAATTTTGTTCCATTTATGCTGGTTATTGATGAAATAGATACAATTATAAATGATTATCCGGAAATAAATGAAGTTCTTGTAAAGGCGGCGCGTATATCGCGTGGACTTAATTTTCTTATCGTATTGGCATCACAACGTCCAGACGGTAACGCCATTGACAAGACTATTACATGTAATTTTCAGTGTAAAATATGCTTAAAGGTTGGCACAGATAAGGAATCTCAGATTATATTAGGGAATGGATATCGGCAAGCTGAAAAACTTGGCGCTCCGGGTGATTTATATCTCAAATATAATGGGGACTTTATACGAGGTAAAGGATATTATATCAATCCAGACGGCATTAGAAATAGGGTTGCTGGAATCATTAATCGTCTACAACAGGACAACGATGTTAACGATAATATAATTAATGGATGGAGTTTATCCAGTAATATAATTCCATTCATTAAAAATAAATTCGTCAATTCGACAAATGATATACCGGACGTTATACTGTCCGGTAATGAAAAAATTCAAGACAGCGACAGGACACCGGATAGTGAAGAATGGCTTGAATCCGTACAGGACGGACAGACGGACAGCAGGACGGACGGACGGACGGACAGCAAAAGCGAAGATTTTTTAAATAGTGAAGATGAAAAAATACCCGGACGGACAGAAAATATTGAAGAACGAAACGCTAAAATCATAAGATTATATAGACAAAATTCGTCAATAAGATCCACGGCGCAAGCATTTGGATTAAGTAAGTCAGTTGTGGGTGAGGTTATTAAAAAATATAAAGATGGTTTAATTGATTATGCGGATGAGGGATAACTCAACCGCATAATTATATTTGAAATATAAGTGAAGAATTGTTCGAAATTATGCTGAAATACAAATTATTATAAGTAATAGAAATAAATAAAATACTTTGTTGAACATTTGAAGATATCAGTATGTATTTGAACGATTTTAAGTTACTAATTTGAAATCACGTGAAAACATTCGAAAACATTATTAATGTGATAACTATTATTTTCAAGTTGACAACAATAAAACACATACAATTTTCAAAATAACAACAATGTTTTCAAGGAGGTTCAAGTGCAAATAGCAGGAATAATTTTATCCGGCATAGGTTTGGCGTATTATTTGGCATTCGGATTGGCTTTCAAATTGATCCATCCAAGATTAAAAGATAGCAACTGGAACTTAAATGATTGGATTGATAACAACAGGATATTATTTTTTACGATTGTCGGTATCTTTTTTGGTATAATGTTTATTGTGTGTTTTATGCTCATTATTGTCGGATTTGTTCTAATATTTTTAAATCCACATTATGTATAAACTATGCGTCACGCATGATAATGTATCTGCATAATAGTTTCGAATGTTTTCTAATGATATTCTAATGTATTCCATGTATCACATATAGTGTGATGAACATATAATATATTAGAAAGATAAATCAGGGAGGTAAAAAAATGGATAACTTGCAAAAAGTAATCAACCAGTACAATGCAGAGGGCGATATGATTGCCAGCGCGTACAAAATGGCAGGCATAGCCTACAAAATGGCCGATAGCGCATGGAACGAGATTGTAGCAATAAGGCATTACAATGAGGAAATCAGATCCACGCTAGAGACGATAACGCAACATCTTGACGCAATAGACGCACAGTTGCGTGATATGCATTACGATGAGGAAGCTATAGAAAAAGAATTTAATCGTAAGTATAATATAAAGGAGGATAATTAATATGACATCATTAACCCATCCTGATATTGAAAAAATGGAACGTGACGGGTTCCTTGGCAAATATAAGCCTGATAGGCCGATTATGTTTTGCGATTTTTGCGGAGCGGGAATTCATATCGGTGATAGATACTTTGATACAGCAGAATATACATTGTGCGAATATTGTGCATTGGATTGTTTCCTTACATGCGAAAACGACGAAGGTCTGGAGGATGAAGATTATACGGAGGATGATGATTGAGTACATTATATGAATTAACCGGCAAACTAAAACAGCTTTATGATTTGATGGATGATCCTGACGCGGCGGATGCCGCGCAGGATTTATTCCAAGAAATAGAAACAACGTTTGATGGTTTTGAACAAAAGGCTGAAAATTATGCTAAAATTATCAAATCATTGTCAGCCGATGCGGATGCGTTAAAACAGGAAGAACAACGTTTAGCCGGAAGGCGGCAGACGATAGAAAACAATATCGAACGAATGAAAAATTCATTGTGCGGTTCTATGATGGTACTGGATATTCAGAAAGTAAAAACGCCATTGTTTACGGTTTATACGCAACGTAATCCGTCATCAGTCATGGTGGATACGAAACTATTACCAGCACAATACCTAATTCCACAGGAGCCACGTCCAGACAAACGTGCGCTATTGAATGCACTCAAGAGAGGTGAAACGATTCCCGGCGCATTATTGGATGATTCAGGTATAAGTTTGAGAATTAAATAGATTAAAAAAAATTAATATAAAAACGCTATCACATTGATAGCGTTTTGGCATATAATAGTAGTAAAGGCAGGTGGTAATAATGAAAAAGGGTGTTACCCTTAATTTTAGGGTAGCAGAAGATTTACATGTAAGATTAAAAATGGCCGCAAAACGGCGAAACATCTCACTTGCATCAATCATTCGAATGATATGTTCTGAATGGATGGAGAGAGAGGATAAGGAGGCAATATAGTATGTCAAAGGCATTATTAATCATGGGCAGTAGCGGCAGTGGAAAAACAACGTCAATGAGAACCCTAGATCCAAAAACTACTTATTACGTAGATGCAGATCGTAAAGGATTAAGCTGGAAAGGATGGAAAGAACAATATAATCAGGAAAATAAAAACTATATAAAAAGTAGTGATGCAAAACAAATTGAATTTATCATTAAAGGCATATCAGATAAAAGACCAGATATTAAAACGATAGTTGTTGACACCATTAATACTATAATGTGGGATGATGAATTTAAACGAATGAGCGAGAAAAACTATGATAAATGGTCAGACCTGGCGAGTAGTATTTATGGATTAATTACCACAGCAAATACATTGCGCGATGATTTAATAATTATATTTACAGCACATACGCAAACAGATTATGATGAATCCGGTTATAAATTCACACACGTTAGAACAAGCGGACGCAAATTGGACAAAATTGTCGTAGAAAGTAAATTTACAACTGTTTTATACTCTAAGGGTAATAAAGGCAAATATGTTTTTGAAACACAAGCAAATGACAATACGGCCAAAAGTCCGTTGGGTGCATTCGATGAACCAGAGATAGATAACGATATTACTAAAGTTATTAAAGCACTTGAGGATTTTTAATATGCATGAATTTATTGATTTAATTGATCAAAAGTTTATTAAATTATAAAAGGAGCGATTTTTACGGAGAAAATTAAAGATTGGGAATCAATTCAAGCATTAACGGGAGAATATGAGCAACTCCCAGCAGGAGGTTACATTGTAAGGGTTCTACGTGCGCATGAAGGCAAAACCAGCACCGGTAGAAATCAATTAGTGCTGGAGATTGATATTGCGGAAGGCGATTATGCAGGTTTTTTCACCAGACAATTTAAAAACGACAACCGGCCAATGCCACAATGGCCAAACGGCGGAGTACATCGTCAGATAACAGATGGATCTAGTACTGGATTTTTTAAAGGACTTATAACATCTCTCGAAAAATCTAATCCCGGATATATTTGGGATTGGAACGAAAAAAGTTTAATCGGCAAGAAATACGGCTTAATCTACAGAAATGAAGAATATATAAATTCCAGCGGTACGTCACGATGGTCAGCAAAGCCATTCCGCGCATGTTCAGTAGAGAAAATAACATCAGGCAATTATCAGATCCCAGCAGACAAACCGGCGGCAAATAATCCGGCAGTCATTAATTCAAATCCGGCCAGTTATTCTAATGTACCAGATATGTTAGATGATTTAGATCTGCCTTTCTGATAAAAAGGTATTGCCTTTTCATCTCCTATAGCATATAATATATAAAAGACTATAGGAGATGAATTATTTATGCAATGGAAGGATATACCGAACTATGAGGGAATATATGAAGCAAGTGATGCGGGGCTAATTAGAACATGTCAAAATAAAACAACTTATACTGAACGGCATGGTATAAGGCACTGGAAGCAAAGAGTTTTAAAATTTAAGCCAGATTCTGGGCGTTTAGGTACTGGATATAGAGTATCTTTATGGAAAGAAGGTAAATGCAAAGACTTTTTAGTTGCTAGACTTATTGCAACAACTTTTTTAGATGATTTAATTAATACAGATATTACGGTTAACCATAAAGATGGAAATAGATTAAACAATAATATTGATAACCTTGAATGGTTAACGCTTGGTGACAATATACGGCATGGATTTAAAAATAATTTATATGGTTCACAAATTAAAACTGTTTTAAGAAATGTTGACAATAATGAAAAATTAGAATTTAGAAGTATAAGTCTGGCATGTCAATATATCGGTCGTTCTCATTCATATATTCATGATTGCAGAAAAACAAATAAACTTGTTAAAGATATAAACGGAAATTTATACGAGATACAATAATTCCTGCCCGGCCATTGCGCCGGGCAATTTAAGCATGAATTTTACCATCAAGGTATCATTATGCCTGAAAAGCATTATCGTTTATTAAATGAATGATTTTAATATTTGTTCGAACGTTTTTAAGCCATTTTAGGAAGGTGATAATAATACTGGAATGCCATATAAATAAATGCCCATTTGACAATACCGATGAGATTGATAATTGCTTTTTCTGTGATGGGCATGGATATGAGAAATATTCATTAACATGTATAGGTTGTGTGCGCAAATGCAAAACAAAGTTTCAGAGCGGCGGTAATATATTGCCCAAAATATAAATCAGTTAAGAATTTTAATCATGTAGATAAAATACGCGAGCAAAGATTGAAGGATAATTTAGATACATTAGAAATGGCTTATATTCGTGATGGTTTACTATAAAACATTCAATTTAACGTATGATAATTGCATGTATAGTATATTATGCCATTGAAGACTTTAAACGTGTAAAAAAGAGGGGATTTTCATAGACTTAATACTCAAAATTATCAGACACGCAATAACGGCAGACGGTTATATTTTACTTGCATTAATTATAGCTCATTATTTTTAAGGAGGTCGGAATGACAAAATTAATTGCATTTTTGATAACTGGATTGATAGTATTGTCGGCATGTGGAGAAACAACCGATCTAACTGGAATGAAACCTACAGAGCCGACACCAATTATTAAAAGTACACCTACGCCAACAGGAACACCAATACCGATAATAATATCATAGGAGATTATGCATATGGACGATCAGGAAATAACACACATACAACAATTATGGAGCGATATTCAGGAGAAACAAAGCGCTATTAATGCCATAGTTGATTCACATACTCAATATAGTCAGTATTTAGAGGATGGAGTTGTATCTGTGGATACAGTAAAAAAAACATTGCTTAACGAATCGCAAAGTATAAATATGATTAAAGATATTTCAGACATTGAACATCCAGCGCATTATAACATAGGCACGATTGAAGCTATTGATGTTATAATGGACTGGGGATTAGACTTTTGCCTTGGGAATGTGGTGAAATACGTTTGCAGGAGCGTATATCACGATAGGAACGGACAAGGAAATAGGAAGGACTTAGAAAAAGCCGCATATTATTTAAAGCTATTATTGGACGGCAATGATTAAAGCGGGCGTATGCCCGCTTTTTTTTTAATCATCATATTATTTAATAAAATGTGCCGGTAATTTTGATTTATATAATGATAATATATTTCCATTAATCCAAGCACTAAATATATCATTTGTTAGTTGAACGCCCCATTGCCCCATAAGTTGTATTGCCTCTTCTGTACCTGATATATCAATTTTAGATGCATCATTCCAATGTCTATATCTGAATCCATATGTGCCATCAGGCTTAACATAGATTTCTCCATCGTTTTCATTTACTACAGTTTGCATACCAGATATACTTGACATCCACTCATTGCCGGAACCTGATAATTGATTTTGTACGCCAGTGTATTGAGAATACCAGTGATATAATTCATGCCGCAGACAATCCTCCGCCCATTTTGGGTAGTTGGCAACTGCAACGGAATTAGTTGCAATCATTCTAAGTAATCCAGTATTATTAGCGGCATAAACAGAACCAGTCAACATTCCAGTGCCAGTATTGGCGGGATAAGGATTACCTGTAAACAAACAAACTTTATCATTTATCGTTGGAGGATCTCCTAATGTAGGCATCATTATTGTAGGCCATTGAGCGTTAACAGGTTTGAACATTTCACACATAATAAGCCTAAGCAGATCATAGTATGGGGATTGGAAATTTTGACAGTTTCCTTGCATTTCTATTCCTGCGTTCTTCCATACGTTTTGATCTCCGGTGGTTACATATGTTGCCACGTTAGGAAATGGATTATCCGTAGAATTAAATCGTGCATATTTTGCGTAATCTGTTGCATTAAGTTGTCTCATGATTAGTCTCCTTATGTGTTGTTAGTGTTATAATTTATAATATTCATAAAAAAAAAAAATGTTTAGTAATTCTAATAATATTCTAATGTATTCCATGTATCACTATAGTATTATATTCATATGATGTATTAGATAGAAAAAAACGGGAGGCAATCATCAATGAAGCAATCAATCCACACAGATATACAGAACATCCGGCAGATTCAAAAATATATCGCCGATTTGAAAACAATCATGAGCGGCATAGACACATGGGAATCATTAAGGGATTCCATGTGCGAAAAATATGCAGTCACGCAGATAATAACAAATATCTGTGAATGCGACAAGAACCTACAGAGCGACGCACCAGTACAGTTGCCCGATATGCGCCGTGTCAGGAATATTAATAGTCATAATTATATGGGCGTTGATTTTAAGATAACATTTAATGTATGCCAGTCATTGATTAGGGAGGACATGACCAAATGCTTGAAAGAATCGTTGAAACAGCTCAAAAACA